CTAGGCATAAGCGTGTCCGGTAAGTGCCCAGGTGACCAACACTGTGATGGCACCGTAGATTATTAACGCCGCAATCAGAGTATGACGGTCTGGCATTTGTATCGTAATTCTACTCTATTTTAACACTAGACATAAAAAAAGACCCCCACTTGTGTGGAGGTCCTGATAAACGGTTGAACCGTGATCACATTAGGTTTTGAACCTTTACGCGACGGTAGTAGCGGTTGGAACCAGCAGTCATACGACCGCGACCTTGGGTTGTGCCTTCCGCGAATGGGTTTGCGACCATGCCGTAGCGGGTCTTGAAACCAATCTTTGGTTGGAAGGTGTCCTGTCCAACGGCGCGAACCATCTGGAGAGGAACGTATGGGCAGTAGAAGAGACCTGCGTCGTAAGGGGAAGAACCCTTATAACCCATGACGTAGTACTGGTCGGCGCTTAGGTTTGCAGCGAATGGATCGATGTAAACACGGAAGCGACCATTTAGAACACCAGCGAAGGTGTTACCGGTGTCGTCAACGGTTAGGTTAGCAGAAAGTGCTGGAGTGTAGTCGAGTTGACCAGCAGCAGCAAGAGCAGAAGCAACGTCAGCAGAGCAAAGGATGATGTTGCCCTTTCCTCTACGAGTTCTTTGTGCGATTGCGTTGGCATCACGCTCTAGCTGGAACATCATGCCCTTGAACTTCTCAACCATCCAGCGACCGTTGGAGTCAACGTCTAGGTCGAAGACACCGCCGGTTGCAACGTTGGTCTGTGCACCAGGCTCAGCAGCCTTGTAGATGGTACGGATGATCTCGCGGTTGATCTCAGCAAGGATTTCAGTGCTGAGGATGTTAGCGAGTTCTGCTTCTGCATCTAGACCATGGATTGCCTTAAGGTCCTGGGCAAGTTCCATGCTGTACTCTGCCTTGAGTGCTCTGCTGCGTGCTGCAACAGTAACTTTCTCAATGCTGAACGACATCTCGCGGAAGTCGTTGTCAGTAGCATCGCCTAGTGCTTCTAGCTTCTGGGTGTCAAAACCTTGACCAACGTTATAAGCGTTAGCAGAACCACCGTTAAGGATGGCAGGGTTTGTACCGGACTGAGCAGTTGTACCGAAACCAACTGCGCTGTCACCGTTGGTAACACCACCAAGTACGTAATCGCCTTGGTCGAAGGAAGCGTCGGAGTCCTGTGCAGAGAATGCAGAATCAGGCTCGTTGAAGAATGCCTCGGTGCCGTTCTGGTTGTCGTAGCGGCTTCTCATCGCAAAGATGAGACCAGTTGGACCGTTCATTGGCTGAACGCCTGCTAGGTCATAAGCGACCAAGTTAGGCATTGCACGACGGATTAGGCTGATTAGAACAGGGTCAAAACCAGCAACAGGACCGGCATCAGCAGAACCACCGCTGAAACCTGGAGTACCTGCAGTAGCGCCACCGTTACCTAGGGAGGTGGTAGGAGGTGCTTCTGCAAGGAATGCACGGTCCTCTTTTAGAAATCTTTCTTGGTTTTCGAGAAGTTGGGCAGTAACTGCTCTACGGTGAGAATCCTTGATCTGATCTAGACCTTCGGCTTCTAGTAGAGGAGCCCACTTCTTCTGGAGTGCAGAAGAGTTAAACATGGGGTGTCTCTTTAAAAGGGAGAAGTTTTAGTTAATTTAGTTGAACTGGGTTAGAGCACGAAGATATGCTTCCATTGCTGGGGAATGCTCCTCACCAACAGGTGCGTCTTCAGAGATAACCTCTTGCGATTCAGTTACAGGCTTTTGTGCGAAATACGATTCGCGGAGCGTAACAAGTTTTTCGCGGTATTGTTCTTCACTTTCAAACTCAACACCTTCAGCGAGACTTGCAAGCTTTTCCTTTTGGGAAAGAGCAAGACCTTCACATACGTCATCTAGGATGTTGTCAGAAACAGATTCGCTTAGACGCTGGGTAAGAGCGACATTGCTGTCAATCTGTTCGTTGAGCTTGGTTTCCATCTCATCAAGTTTTTGAACCATAGCCTCAAGAACATCGTATTTTTCTTCAGGGAGTTGTACATAATGTTCTTCAAAAAGTCCCTTGAGACCGGTCATAAAGGACTCCGAGAGTTCACCACGGAGACCATTGGTGACGGCTAGTTCGTTTTCGTTGACCCATTCCTGGGCAACGTACTCTAGGTAACCGTCAACACGCTCAGTTAGTTCACTCTTGATTGCTTCAACTTGCTCTACAAGAGTGGACTGATATTGAGCTTCTAGGGATTCGCTAACAGAAGCGATCTTGGACTTAACAACTGCTTCGAAAACAGTCTTTGCTTTTTCTTGGAACTCTTCGGAAAGCTCTTCGCCTTCGAGAAGTGCAGCAACGTCCTCTTCGAGATCGAGTTCGACTTCTTCGTTAGCACCACGACCATAACCTGTTGCCTTAAGAGCAGCAGGACCTGGCATTGTGGTCTTAGCAGCAGCGCCCTTAAATTGAGGATCGCCACCTTGTGCTAGTGTTGCAGAAGGAGTCTTGAGTTTGTTCGACTCGTCGTCTGGTTTGGAGTTGGTTGGAGTAGGACCGCCTAGATCTTCGATAGATCCTGCATCAGGCACATAGTTTGGAGCCTTAGGCATTGGATCGGCAGCCTTAGCACCCTTCGTTACCTGGTTCTCCATCTCATGTAGTTCGTTATTAACGCTCATTTGAAGTTTCCGAGAGTACCTAGAATTGCTAGTATTATTTATAGATTATAGATTTGATAGGAAGTCTGCGAAGAGGCGCAACTTGTTTGCCTCATAGATCTCTCTGTCAATCATAGTAGTATTTAGCTCGGTCTTAATCTGTTCGCACTTCATTTCGCGCAAAACAGACCCTTCCCAAACCCATTCCTTACCTTCCATAATGCCATCAACAAAGGCATCTGGTGCAGAAGGATCCGCTACAATGTCAGCAGCGGTGGCAAGCATAAAGTCCTCACCAACAACATTCACACCATCATGGTTCATAATAGAACCCATGCCACGAGAAGAAACGCCTAGTTTGACACCATCTGCCAAAAGCGATTCGGCGATCTTACCCATTGGTGTGGATAGGATTTGTGCCTTGCCAATGAAGTTATTACCTTCTTGGCGTAGTTCTACAATCTTATGTGATACGCGGTCCAAGTTGATTTGTGGACCATCAGGGTGACCAAGTTCACCAAGAGCACGACCTTTGGAAACGAAAGTTTCGGTGTAACGCTTGACCTCGTTTACCATCGTGTTGATGGGATACATTCTCTTGTTGCGGTTTACGACTTCCGCCTGAAGGAATGGACCCTGAATGTATAGAGTCTTCTTACCATCTTTCTCTTCGGTAAGAATATCTACTGATTCGATTTCTTCGGAGATTAGTTTCATCCTAGTTGTACCTCGCTAATGAATACGTCACATCCGTTGCTAGAATCGCCATACATTAGCGGAATGACGGACTTACTAATCGTTGCCTCGCCGGTAAAAGCAGCGTGACCGGTGTTAGTGCTTACATCTAGTGTAAGCGTCATCGCGTAATCATTATATTGTTGTGGTGAAGAAATACCTGTAATCTTCACATGCTTCAATGTAGTATTATAGATTGCAGGACTTGCTCCAGTCATAGTCACAAAGTCATCAACCTTGAGTTTAGTATCAGGGTGATTTAGTGTGACTGTTGTGGTTGCACCAGTGGTAATACCAGTAACAGTAGCAGTGGCAGGATGAGCGAACCTTAGTAGGATATCATCGTCTTTGTTGACGTGAATCGAACTAACACCAACGTTAGAAGTTGTGGTGTGACAAACACCAACGTGACCACCCGCTTTACCAGAACTGGTAGAAGCGTGCATAATGCCGGTTTTGACGATGAAAGAATCACCGACAACACGGGTAGCATTATTTGTGGTAAGTGTTCCCAGGTCTTGGACCTGTTTAATTGGTTGCGCGGCGCTCATTCTTCCTCTTGGGATTCAGGTTCTACTTCAGTTTCGGGTTCTACTTCAGTCTCAACTTCTGCTTCAACTTCAGGTTCTTCTTCAGGTGCTTCTGGTTTGTCGCCAAAAAGTCCTGCCGCAACCTCAGGTTTCAATGCATCAACCTTCTCACCAGCCTTGTTATAAAGAAGACCCTTGATATAATCAGAAACGTCAGATGCAGATGTCTCACCACCTACAATCTTATCAACCAATTCTGCAGATTCCATAATTACCATAAAGTGATGTATTTATTTATCAGTTAGATCTTTGCTTTTTTGATATCAATGCCTGGAGATTCAGTTGACGACTCGTCTGGCGCAGCATCTGTAGGATTATTTCCTAGGTTTGTGTTTGCCTGATCCATCTGCATTTGACCCTGCATCATCATCTGCTGAGTCTCAAGAGGCACCCCTGTACCCATCGCATTCTCTTCCTCCATTTCAGTCTCCATCTCCATGATCTCTTCATCCGTTTGACGTAGGATCTTACGTTTAACATAGTCTCTGCTATAGTAAGTTCCTATGTAGGGCTCAATCTGAACCATTAGGTTGAGACGCTCATTCATCAACTCCGCTTCTTTAAGTTCTGCGAAGTGATTGTCATAGAGATAATCGAACTGGATGTGCTCAGACATCTTGTCCCAATCCTCAGTGCTGACAATGTTTTTGAGGATTAGTTGGGTCTTAAGAAGATCCAAGAACAGCGCAGAAAAACGCTTACGAAGACGACCAACAAACTTGGAGAACATTAGTTCGTCACGTAGAATCTCAGAACTACGACCCAAGTTAAATCCACCATCAGCACCAATACGAGACTCTGGTACGTTCAGAGATCTGTAAAGTTTCTTTTGGAAATACTCAACGTCAGTTAGTTCACCAAGGTTCTGACCACCTGGAAGTGTAGAAATTTCTGTTCCACGACCACCTTCACGACGTGGCAACCAGAAGTCCTCAAGCATAGACATGAACTTCTTGTCATCCTTGATCTCACCAGTGCTTGCATCGTAAACCAACTTGTTACGATAGCGACTCATAACATCGCGGAGGTATTGCTCTGCCTTCACCTTTGGCAAGTTACCAACGTCGATGTAGAAGATACGACGTTCTGGTGCACGAGACAAACGATAGATGACCAAAGAGTCCTCAATCATACGGAGCTGATTGAGTGACTTGATTGCCTTGTGGAGATAAGACAATCCAATATGCTTGTTACGATCTACAAGACCAGAAGTGACATGGGTAATTGCATCCTTTGCAATCCTTACACCCTTGCCCTGGACATTACCAAATTTCTGTGCAGTTCCTTGTGGGTAGTAAGTATAAAATTCTACTACTTCTGCGTCTTTTGCTGTTGCTGTAATAGGATTTGCAAGATCATTGCCTGTTGGTTGAGCAGCAGGAAGCATCCCAATGTTCTTATCATCCTTGGGTTTGATACGCATCAATTTGATCTTAAGCGGATCAATATAGCGTACTTCCTTCAAACCTTCATCAGGTTTCTTAAGGTCAATAACTTTATGATAGAAAATTCTTCCGTCAACATACCAGTTACGGAAGATTTCATGTGATTTCTTATCGAACTCAAGCACATCTTTGATGTACTTAAATTCTTGTCGAATAACCTTTTTCAGACTCGCACTGACTTCTAGGTTATCGAGATCGATTTCAACTGGACTATCGTTTAGATCGGAAACGATAGCCTCATTCACAACATGCTCGATAGCGGTATCACACTCGGGGTGCAATGCCATGTTGCAATACTTTTTGATAATGTCAAATTCAGTTTTGAAGACACCTTCGATGTCAACATACTGACCATAGAAACCAGAAGAAAGGTAGTAATCAGAACCGTCCTCATCATTAGGAGTAACGGGACTGACTACACCTTTTGACTTCTGATCCTCATCATCAATAGAGAATCCAAAAAGTTTCGCGATTACAGACGGTCTTTGCGGCTATTTATCTAAGATCAGACGATGGATTCTTGACCGTCCTTATCATATGCTTCCCAGTACTGAACCTGCATGGTTGCCTGGAACTCTTCAATCTGATCTTGGTTGTCATAAGACAACTCGATACCACCAATAGCACTAGGCCAACAACCCTTCATCTTATAAGAACGAAGAACTGGTAGTGTGTTGCTGTTCTGCTCACCTGGAGTTAGAAGATCACCAGAACCACGACCTAGTTGGTGAACAACCCAGTCTGCCTGATAGTCAGAAGGGTTGATGGTACCAGAACCATCAGATACTTTGATGATGAAGTTGGACCACTTCTCAAAAGCATCGCGGACATTGAAGTCACCGTCGTTTAGGATGGTGATAGTCCAAGGATCAAAGCGTCTGTCACCAGCAACTTTGAGTTGGCGTCCACGGAAAGGAACGATTACCTCAGCGATGTTAGAAGCAGGAAGCTGTGCTCCCTTAATCATCATGCGGAACTTGAGATCCTGCTGAACAGTCTGAACAGAAAGTTGCTCAGAGATTGCTGTTGGGAAATTGAACTCAACTTCGAACAGGTTGGATCTTGCACCACCCTGTACTAGGCGACTTTTGAAGTCGTCGATTGTTCTGTCACCAATAGGTGGAATGTTACGGTTAAGTGGCATTAGTTGTTACCTCCGATCAAACGTTGCCGACGACTTCTTGGAACGATACGCCCGTGCGTGTGGCGACGAACGTTAGACCGATAAAGTTAATCGATCTTGCTGGTTTGACAAAGATGTCCGCGATGAATTCGTTGCGGTCAATGACATCAGGTGTGTTGTTGGTGTCATCACAAACGACTAGGAAGTCGGTGATGCCACGCTTTGCCTGAACGTCGCGTAGATAAGGTTCTACGATGTTGAGGAAGTTGGTTCTTGTACCCGCATCGTTGAACTCAAAGAGTTGTGCGTTAGCGGCATTTTCGATTGCCTTCTCAATCGTAATGAAGAGACGACGTACGTTGATGCGATCAAATGCACTCTCGTATGCAAGGGCAGTCTTATCACCGTATAGAACCGTACCAGAACCTGGTAGAGTTACAACAGGGTTGATTCTGCTGCTGTAGAGTCTGTCTCTTGCTGCCTGACCAGGGTTGAATGCAAGTTTAACTGCATTAGCAAGTGCACCGCGTGTGGTGCCTGCTGGCGAGAACCATGGGAACTGATTGATGTCAGTTCTTACACACAAACCAGCGACATCGTTGGAAAGTGGAATGTAGTTGAAACGCTTATTGAAGCGATCGTATGCGTACTGGTAACCACTATCGAAGATGCCGTAAGAAGAAGAACTTAGCGGAGCAAAGAACTCAAGTACGTTGTTGAGTTGAGTTGTTGCGTTGGTTACGTTAACAACAGAATCTCTGTTTGGAGAGATAAATGTAACACAGTCCTTACGTGCCTCACAGATACTGATTAGTTTCTGTGCCTTTGCTTGCTCTTCTGCTCTGCTCTTATGAGCACCACCTTGTAGTAGGAAGCGGATGTCTGCAGTAACGGTATCAGCAAGTTTATCGTATGCCTCAAGGAGGTTACCTAGGTCTGCCTCAAAGTGTCCGATAGAACCAGAG